CGACCGACGCACATATCCTTCTGTACCTGGGAGAACCCAGGGATCCGAAGGCGACTCCTGAACCCGTGAAGGGTCAGTGCTAGGACTGTTGAAGTCCGTAGCATACCGGTATATAGAATAGCCGGGAATGAGCCAGTCCCCAGGCCGGCGCTTTTGATGGCGCTTGGGCTTAAGGGCATATGTGTCGAAATAGCCACCACCGTACCCCTTTCGGCGTTCGTCGCGAGGCAAGTACAAATGATAATCACCAAGGAGGTGACCATCACCGTAACCATCTGGGCCAAAAAGCCTTGTGGGCTCATGGGTCCAGGATAGCACCAGCTTTGCAAGCTGAGTCTCACCTCTGCGCATTAGCCAATTATGGAATACGTAGAGATAGCGTTCCGACACTTCTTCTTTTATGAAGAATGGGCGAACGTCGTTTCCTTGTAGCCAATCGGCTCCACAAGACTCACGAAACGGACCAGCCCAGAAAGATTTCGAGGTGTTAACCTCAAAACCCAACCAGTCGAGGGACCGTATCAAGAGAGGGACTACTTCAGTTTCGACTATGATATCGTCACCAAAGACGCCGATGTTTCCAGTATCACCGTTGAAGGCTTCGGTACACGCAAGAGATAGAGCCCAAAAAATCAGGCTCTCAAGCTCAAACGTATAACCGTTCCCCATGCTGCTAAATTTCTCTAGCGGCAAAGGAGAAAAGTCCTCATAGGTAATAGTCCCTGTCCGAATCGAGCCGAGGAATTCGACCCACTCGAACGGTAACAGCCTGGAAACAGTCTCATAAGCCAAGGTATCGCTAGCAGAGCTGAGATCGATAGTCGCAAGACTACCGTCCAGCGAGCCTTTACAGGCAAGCTTGCGATTATTTTCTTGGTCAGTGAGATCAAGACCACAGTGCTTAAGCCTCCTTTTCAGGAAGCTCCCAACACCCAGTTGGAAGAACCCATTGAGAATGGGCTCCACAACTATTGGGCGATGAGTTTTCGCACTTTTAGGAACAAAAACAAGCTTCCCATGATGCACCTCTAACTCGATATTTTGTCGAGTATAAGATGGATCGGCCTCCCAGAGCGGGAGGGTCACTGCACTTTTAGTACAGTGATGCATTACCCATGTCGGTGTCAGCGAAAGCCAAGCACTAACATAAGGGAGCATGTCCTCGCTACACGCGAGTTGGGCCGAAAGCTTCCCACTCAAAGAAGCTTGCGCCCTGCGGATACTTGTATTCGCCCCGGGCCCAAATCTGGGCTGGAGAGAGTCAGGATCGGGCACATCGCCAAGAATTCGAGCTATTTTTCGTCTCGCAGATACGATTACCTGTGAAACGTCCCTTGCGGGAAGCTCAGAACTAAGGCGACGATTCGTCTCCTGACACCGGAGTTCAGCCATTACAAAGGCTTCGAGCGCTTTACCCTTAGGATCATAGCCTAGGTCAATCCAAGGATTCTTTTTATAGAATGCCTGGATCTGGACCGCCGCCCGAAAGTCGTCGACCGATGTATCATAAGGTACATCGAATTCGACAACTGAGCGGTAGTCACCATCTCGAACAAAGTCGAGAAGGAATCTAGACCATGAACCGCAAGCACTCGCTTCGGCATACTCCTTGAACAGGTTTAAAACCTGATCAGGACTTCTCGGCCTTTCCCAACTAACGAAGTTGGCACTTTTCATAAAGGAGAACCTCTATAAATAAAACCCCAGAAGGGGAGTTAAGTGGGAATCAGTTCAAGGGGTTGTAAAACCCTAGAACTGATTGTCGCCGAAGATGAATAGCCGTGGCATGGGTTTGGTCGAGCCTTTCCAGGCATCGCCCGCACTTGCGCCATCAAGCGTACCGCTTCCAGAACTGGAATCGGCGCCAGCCAGAAGGCCAGCGATCATCTTGAGAGCGTTGGCACGATCAGCAGTGGTCGAGCGACCGCTCGAGTACTGCGTCACGATAAACGTCTCGTTATAGGCCACCTTTGGGGCAGCCTGGTAACCGGCCGACGTGCCAGCTGTGCCGAGTGTCTCCAGAACGGGGACATTCACTTTCAACACACGCCGATAGTCGCCATTCTTTTGGCGCTCATTGGCCATCACCTCGATCGTCGGCTGCCCATCAAAGGGTATGCCAGCGGTCGTCCCGCGCCACAAAGGGCGGGGAGTGTCGGTGACGGGGGAGAACGTCGTCTCCACGGGTGTTGCCGCATCATCCTTCAAGAGGATGTTGGCCATTGCAGTCATGATAGACTCATTTTATCAAGCAGCATGCTTGATGGTAGGTTCTGCTACCACAGGTGTGAGTAAGAGAACTAGAGGCTTCCGCCTCTGGATGTGAACCCGCCCGAAGGGCGGGCAAACGCTTGATGAGCTAAAGCTATAGCGTTGGCGATCCTTTTCGGACTGCCCGTCAACCCATCGACAAAGTTGGGCAACGGAACAGCCAGTTCATCATGGAACGATCGTTCGATACTTTTAAAAGTACCGTAGTCGTCACTTGGTAAACTGATCTGACCAACAACAAAGGGCTCGTGAGGGTTAGACCAGGCCATTGAAGGCCCAGTCCGACTTCTACGCTCTGTTATCAGAAATCGTCCTTTCATGAATGGTATTTGGCTCAAAACCGACAGGTATTGACCTATCGGCAGGAACCAGTCGACCACAAACGAATAAGGAACAACTTCCCAGGCTACAGACAGCGGGTCTAAAAGACCCAACTGTCGGTTCACGGACATTTCCTCAGCAAGTTCAAACTTGATGCGGTAGTTTCCGAGAGTGCTCCACCACCAAGTGACCACACCATTATCGGTGAGGCCATCCTTGGATACTCCACGCTTCTTAGCGGCAGAGAAGGTGCGTTTACGGGGCCCGTTGGAGATCGCCTCAAAAGCCTTAGCGGCTTCGAAGGTGTCACTCAGCGCGGGCAACCACCCGTATTGTAGCTCAAGCCAACGCCCCGAAATATCCGTAACTTTTAGTTGCGAATTTTTCTTAGGTGAGGCTCCGGTCAACTCCCTCGCAGCGACGTCGAAACGACCTCGCTTAAGAGCAGTTATTGACCGTCCAAACTTACGGAGGTTAAGGGCTACCATGTCGACAAGCTGCCTTCCTTGGGCAACATTGACGGCTAAGTTGAAATCATGAGATTTCACGCGCTCGATAAGCTTAGACATTACATCTAACTTATCATTATTACTCCACTCTAGCCAATGAGGCCAAGCGAGGTATTCAGGTTCAGGGCCGGCTATCGAAAGATACACATAATCAGTGTAATCATTCGGGTCACCAGCATCCTTCCTCTGAAAGTAAGCGCGAACCGCTCGGCGATCACGTTGGGAGTGCCTCATGGAATAAGGATTCCATTTGAGGTCCCGATGACCGCCCACCAAGGGGCCATACTTACCATCCACCCCGTTCCAGGACTTATATTCATAAGCC